TAAAATTAACTTTAACATAAGCACCATTTAAAGGTGCACTATTTCTTACTACTTCTGGACAATGCAATTTTAATCTATAAAAATCTGGATTAAAAATTCCAGTATTACCAAAATAAGGATTATCGTAATAAAAAGCACTTGCTTCTCTATAATAATTATCTCCATTATCAAAAAACACCATTTTCATTCGACAAGATAATGGTAGTGTGTACCATAAATCGTATCCGTTTTGTTCTTTTGATACAACTGAACCTCCACTTAACTGTTCTATAAAATCAGTAATAAAACCCATGAAAGCAGTTTTATCCTGACCTACTACTATAGAATTATCATAATCTCTTTTAGCATAAGAAATTATAATTTTATCAACAGTGTTTACAATTTCAGAAGGTAAACTAAAATTTTTTATTTTAAATCCTAAAACATCCCATTGAGACATTCCATAACTTGAACCTGTGTGTACATTTTCTTTAATAAACCCATTAGAAGGAAATTTATGATGCCTTACTTTTTGAGCTCTTAAAGTTCCCCATTCATCAGAATCTGGATATGTTTCGTTTTCATTTTCCCAATACCCAAAATCACCTTCTTGTGTAGTAGAATTCCATTTACAAGTATCTCTTGTTTGAAAATATTTAACTTGATTAGGTGAACTTAACGCTTCATCGTAACCTAAATAACTTAAACCACTTAAAGTTTTAGCATAAGTCATTGTATTTGTTTCTTGTATAAGATTACCATTAACAGTTATTGGACCTGGTGCTCTACCAGGAATATGATATGCTTGAGAATATTTACCATTTTTATATAATAAAGTAGCATAAAAAGCATATACTTCATCATGTGCAAAAGTTCTTTTATTAGAGTATTTAGGAAGAGTATTTTTATCATCCCAATTAACTAATTCTGATGTCCATTTTAATGTCCATTGATTCACATATTCTTGTATTGGTACATCAGGTTCTGCTTGTAAATTACCTAAAAACAATTGCGAGTTTAATGTTGTAATTGTTTTTGCTTTATTATATAAAGGAGCTTTTATTAAAACTTCATCTGTAGTTAAAACAGTTTCTTGTTCTTGTCCTGTATAAGATATTGTTATTGTACTTCTACCAGCAACAGGTGCACTTAATACTTTCACATAAGTTGTTGTAGTATCACCACTATTATATTTTTGAACTGCTAAATTAATAGTGCTGTACGCTGTATCAACATTAGTAATAGTTAAAGTAATTCTTTTAGAAGTTATTACATTTGTACCATTACCATGAAAACTATAGGTATTGTTATTTTGTGGATCAGTTACAATATAACAAGGATCAGTTCCTGTAGAATAATCTGTTTGAATACCTGTATTAGTTTCATATTGAATAAAAAAGTAATAAGTACCTGTTTTTAATGAACCTCCAGATTCTATTTTAGCATTTATAGTAGGTTGTAAAAACTCAGGAAATAAATTTATCTGTTTTAAATCAGTTACATCAGAAGCTTTAGTAATGTTTAATATTTTAGGAGACACGTTGTTATCAGTCCACGCTACATATATTTCACCTAAATAGTTTTCTCTCCATACTGCTTTTATAGGATGGTTTAAACTTAAACTTAAACTAGGTTGTGTACTATCATTATATACAACATGAAATTCATCTGTTTCTTGGTTATAAGTACCTATTACAGAATAAGTGTTATTTGTCAACCAGATTACTTCATATTTTGTAGTAGATATTGCTCCAATAGGTTTTAAACCATCGTCTATTAAATTTTTCCATCCATCATTTTCTACTATTTTATCATTAATAGAACTATATGTAAAACCTAATTCATTTTCAACAGCTCCTTCAGTAGATGTTAGCAATATGTTTTTAGCATAAGGTAAAAATCCTTCAGGTATATCGTTAGAAGAATAGTCTTGATTTAGTCCTAAAAAAGTATTCATTATCTACGGTTTAATAAGAAAGTATTATGATAATCTAGTCCTGTTGGTATTAACCTTACCCAAGTTCTTGAGAAGTCAAATGCTCTATCAGGTGTCCAGTTTCTAAGAGAATTAATTGCTCTATCTCTGTACTCTTCCCATTTAGCTTCACAAAATTTGTAATTAAATTCTTTATTAGGATGTTCAAATCCAGCTCCTATCATCATGTGTAACACATACCAATATAAAGCAGTTTTTAAAAACTCATTATCAGGTATAGTTATAACTCCATTTTCATCTTTTTCATAAGCCATGTAATACAATGTTATGGTTCCTTCTTTAAAAGATGTTTGTATTTTATTAGCAGTTCTTTTGTAAAAGTCTGCTTCCCAAAAAGGTAGTACAGTTAAATCTACATTGTATTTAAATAAAGAAGTTTTTGTAGTAGTTTCTGTAACTTTGTCTGTAGTAACTACCGTTACTTTATTTTCAGTAATTTCAAACAAAGAACCAGATATAGCATTATCACCAACTGCAAAATCCTCTTGAATTTTAGGAACATCTAAAATAGTGTTTGTTTCCCTCATTCTATGTTGTTGATACATGACAGCATCTAGTACAACTATATCACAAGGTAAATCACCTTGGTAATTTTTTATAGTTACATCAGTAGAAACAGGTTGAAGAGTAGATCTTACTCTAGTCTTTTCCATACCTTCCCACAACCATTCGTAAATGTCGTTTTCCCATGAAGAATCTGAAAGTTTTATATTCCTATAAATCCTTCCTAAAACTTCGTTAATAGAAACTGTTTTATAAACTGCCATTTTTTTCTTTTAATGTTTGTTTGTATTTTTCTGACCTTAACTTTGATTTTTCACTCATCTCCATTTTATCTTCTTTACTTACATATCTAAATCTACTTCTTAAAACTGGATTTCCAAGTACTTTTTCAAATATCCTATGTTTAAAACTTACTCCTTTATCACCATGCGTAGGTCTTACATAATAAACTTTTTTATTTCTAAATCTACACACTTTATTTAATACTAAAAGAATATAATCATCATAGTCATCATCGTAGTTATTATATTTTAAATATGATGTTTTAGATTTTTCTACTCTTATTATTTCCAAATATCCTAATCCTGTAATCTTATATTTATGCGCGTTAATTAGTTTATCTTGAATTTTAAAATTTAGTTGTTTCATTACATCTTTCCAAATTTGGAAATCTATTATTTTATGATACAACTTTTTACCTTTTTTATAATCTATTATTTTACTATTATATTCATCTAACTTTGATATAACATTTTTTCTAAGTTTTGTTACTTCTTTATTACTATTAGACCAGGATATATCATTCATTAATTTTTTGTACAAAGTTTCTTTTTGTTCTTTAAGATGTTTTAAATCTTCTTTTTGAATTGAAAATACTGTTCTTGTTTTATCCCAATAACCTACTTTAACTGCAAAATAATTTTCATTATCTTGTAATAATTCTGTTACAAAATCTTCGTATATATCAGAAGCTACATAAGTTTTTTGTAAATTTTTATGTTTATATTTTCTTTTATCTTTGATCTCCATTTACTTTAACTTCAGTATCTTCTGGTTTAACTTGGTTTTTTAATTCAGTACCTAATACTGCTTGAATTAATTTTTGAACTAAATCTTCTGTCAAAGGATATTGGTCGTCATCTGTATAACAAGGTGCAGTACCATCACATTTTTGAAATTTAGTGACTTCGTTTAAATCATTAGGTATTCCAGATATTCCTATATATTTAATATTTTCATCTATGTTGTAAAAATATCCATACCCATTAAGAATTGTGTAATACCCATTATTTTTTCTAGCATTACGATTAGATTTTATTGTGCTTAATTGACTAGGATAAATATAAGTATAAGGTGTTTCTAAATCAGCTGAACCAACAAAAGAATATGGAAATTGATTTAATCTTAGTCCTTGAGGTACTTTATCTACTGTGCGTAATACACATCCATAATTAAATGGACATTTAATCTTAAAATCTTTTTGAATAGGCATTACCCAAGATAATTGAAAGTGAGAAGTTTCTCTTGGACTATCTTTTAATGTTTGTCTAAGAATAGTACTTCTCCATGTATTAACAATTGTTTTTAGTTCCCTTTTAAAAACTAAATCGTATTGTCTTCCTACTCTTTCAGCTAATATAGTTACTATTTGATTTAATGATGCCATAGAGCAAAGATAATTTATTTTAATGATATAATAAAAAAGGGATAACTAAACAGCTATCCCTAATTTATATTTAATTGTTAAACAATTAGTTGATGTTAGCTACACCCAAAACGTAAGCTAGACCATCGTTTGAAGTAGTAACTAGAGCACTAGCTGAAGCAGCAGACAATCCTAGTTGTGGATTAGAGATTGCTGAGAAACCACTAGATTGAGCAGTACCACCTATTGTGAAAGTAGTAGAACCATAAGCAGCTTTAACAATCAAAGTAACCGCTTTAGAGTATTCATTTACAGGAGCAGCAGTACTGCGTTCTGAAAGAATGTTACTTACTTTAATAGTAGCGTAAGCTCTATTAGCTTTAGCATACTTAGTAGGTTGTCCATAATCATCTGCAAATGCAGCGTTAGCTGTGCTTGAACCTGAATGGAATACTGTTCCTTCAATTTCTTCTTCCATTGTTTCTTCAGGAGTACCGATACCCAATGACCATGAAGTTGCATAAGTCAAAGTAGCATTAGCAAATCCACCTAGACCAAGAGCTACACGGAAAGTAGAGAAGTAATCTTCAGTAGTGATTTTAACACCATATTCAGTGATAGCAGTAACAGTTTTCATACCTTGAGTTGAATTATCCAATCTCACTCCTGAAAAAGTTTCTCCTGTGTAAGGTCTGTCCAAAGTAATTGTTGCAATGTTAGAACCTACAGTAGGAGTAGTTGCTACTGAATAAAGCAATCCACCAATTTCAATAAAATTTCCAGCTGCAATTGAAGTAGCAGTCAAAGTAGTAGAAGTAATAGTTACTGTTTTACTACCTTTAGTTGCTGAACCAAGTTGAACAGAAGCTGCACCTGTACCAGTAATTTGAGTACCTATAGCAATAGTTGCTTTAGTACCATTAGATACTACATCAGCTACATAGATAGCAGGATTGTTAGAGAAAGGTGAAAAATAGGTTTTACCTGTGTGAGTATTGTTAATTATTGGAACAATACCTGTTTTAGGATCAGCTAGAATTGAATACACAGTTTCGCTTGAAGTAGCAGTTGTCCTACTTGCAAGAAGTGAATTCAAAGGGTTAGCTGCAGGAGGAGTAGTATCTATCAAGTTAATTTGATAGTCTTGGTCAGCTGCAATAGTAGGGTTGTTCAAAGAACCGCTAGTACCATTAAAACCTACATAAGCAACTGGTTTAACAGGAGCAGAATAGGCAGAACCTAGAACTGAACCTGAAAGATTACCTGCAGTAGGATAAGTGTAAACTATTGACTTTTTAACTGAAGGAGAACCTTTAGTACTTGTTACTTTTTGAGCAACAAAGAATTTTGTACCTCCAGTTAAAGTACTTGTTTGAAGATTACCATTTTCAAGAAATACTCCAATTTCTCCATCAACTAGAGAATCTAAACTAGCAACAAAAGCTGCATAAGTGGACTTTGTAGTATAAGCAGTTTCCCCTGCAACAAATACTTCAAGGTTTTGTCCTTTTGTGGTTTTACCAAATCGTGTTTTTACCATTTTATTCGAGATTTAAATTATTATCTTGTTGTTTTGTTGAGTAAATTGGATTTTCAGTTACAAGCATCAAGTATTCTACTGTGTTTTCTACGATTTCTTGATGTGTCTGTTCATTCAACTCACACATACGATTCAAACTTAAAGAGATTTGTCTAGGTTTTCTAATATAATCTATAACCAGTTCACTTATTATAAATGTTGAATCAAAAATTCCGTACAAATTATCCATTGCTATATACGTTCTTGCAAAATCTAAATTAGGTTTTGCAAAACTATCTGCTAATAATTCAGAAAGATTTGAATTAACACTTAGTATATTAGGTATACTTCTATCACTCTTTTGTTTAAAAAGTTGAAAGTCTGATTTAACTGCAGTAAACGTATTTGTTTTAGATGAATCTACTTTTAATTCACCGTCAAAAGGTATAGAAGAAACAATAATGAAAGAATCTGGTCTGTAAGTAAGTTTATATCTTTCCCAGAAAATTTTAACAGGTATTTCGTTATTAAATTCATAGCTATTTACGTTTTCTAATACTAAGTTAATTAAGTAAAACTTTTCATAAGGTGAAAGATAAACTTTATCATACTCAGTATTGTCAAATAGTACATTTATTTTAGGAATAATATTAGTGTAGTTTAAAGTAATTTTAAAATCACTATAAAAGTTAGAAGTTTTTGTAGAGTTAGGAAATTTAACATATCCTATATATTCTGAAGCATCTTCTACTTCAGAATACCCAGGATTACAATTAGTATATATTTTACTATAATCTCTAATTAATTGATAATAATTTGGAGGTAAAGGTATATACCCTGTTGTATCATTAACTTTTACAACTCTTGCTGAATAATTAGGAACAATTAAATCAGAAATGTCATCTAACATTTTTTGATCTAGTGCAAAACCTGTACCTGTTTCAGTACGTTTTATTCTAGATTTCACATATCTTTCCTGATTCACATTAAGTGCCCAATCAATCTCTTCAGGAAGAAAATTTCTATTTTGATTAGAAGCTACTTTCTGAAGAGACTGTCGAACTGCAATATGTAATTCTTTAACTGTTTGCATTTAAGTTTATTATTTTAAGACCGTTATCTAAATATATTGTTTTTATTAAAGTTTTAAAATCTACATCTAATTCATGTTCATCTCCACTTTGAAATACTACAATAGAATTTTCTGTTTCATTTGAATCTTCATCTAAAGCAGGTCTTATACTTTCAATACTTTCCGTATTAATATATATTGGACAGTACACTGGTTCCTGTCCAATATCTAATGCTTCTAGCTTTTTATCTACCAATACTGTATTGCAACGTATTATCATAACTATTCAGTTTCTATTGGAGTTTTTAAAGACGCTTTAATTTTATTTAGTTCAGGAGCATTTGCTTTATCTTTTAGATTAACAAGTACTTCGTCCATTGTAGCACCTAATGAAGTACCAGATTCAGACCATACAATATTTGTACCGATACGTTTCAATACATTTTGAGATATTGCTTGTGAAATTAGATAACGAAGTTTCAAATCTTTATCTTCAATCAATCTAATAAATTCAACAGGTTTTGTTTCTGACAACTTTTTAAACTCTAGAGCTTTTTTAGCTTCTGTTGTTTTGACGTTTGCTAAATCTAGTATCATAGCTACAGTTTTAGCAACATCTTTATTAATCAAATACAATTGAGCAGCTTTGTCTTTAATTGCAATAATTTGTTTTTCTCTATTCAATTCTGCATCTGGATCTTCAATGTACCATTTTACAAGTTGGTTTCCTTCAGCTAGTCCTTTAGACTTAGCTACTTGAGGATGTCCAAGTGCATGTCTGTATGCTACATAATGTACTGGATACAAAGGAAGATTAGTTTCAGATAGTGGGTTAGAATTATCGTGCAATCCTACTTCTAATTCAATCCCTTCTTTAGGAACTTTAGTATTGATTGCATCAAAGTATTCTTCACACTTATTTCTAAAATCTCTATCTGTTGCTTCACAGTTAAGAATAATAGGCATTAGAATTCTTTGCTCTTCGTAGGTTAAACCTGAACCTGCTTTTACAGTTCCCCTATCCCAATAAGCACCAATAGGTCTTGAAGAATCTCCCATTAAATCTTCAATGTCTTTTTGTGTGTAATCACCAATTACAATTTTTCTTTTAATGACTACTCGTTTTGAACTCGGATCATTGTTGGTCATAGCGTTTTATTTGTTTTAATTTTAATTATTTTATTACAATATTTTGCAAAGTAACAAGTAATTATTAATAAAACAAAAACTCCTCTCTAAAAGAAAGGAGTTTTGCACTTTACTACACTATGAAAAACAAAAAACAATTACTGTACCATTTCAAAATGGAAACATTTGTTAGAACGAAGAAGTTGAACACCTCCAACTTTCAAACGATGGTAAGAAGCTGAATCTACATCAGAAGATATAATTCCATCAGAACCACCAAACATTTGTTGTAGAGATTTAGGTACAGGAGCCATTCCTTTAATGATACCATGTTGCATCTCATCACGTCCTTCCAAAGTAACATATTGTAGGTTAGGTTGTCCTTGATAAGTTGAATCATCAATGAACACCATACGATATGATTCTAGAGGATAACCTGTTTCAGGGTGAACAACACCACCAACACGTTGAGCTTCAGCGATATAACCCATATCAAATACAGGGTTGTGTTTTACTTTAATGGTATAACCATCAATGTGAGCAAAACCGTTGAAGAATCCACCTAGTTCAAGATCCCAACCAGAACCTTTAATAAACTTCTCATTGTTATCAGCATAATTAGGAACAAGACCAGTAGCACCCAAAGCTTTAGATTTAAGAGCACGGTCAATTTCCCTCATACCACCTCTACCTGTGTAAAGAGTAATTGACATATTAGAAGTATCTGACTGACCAAATAGAGCAGTACCAATCTTAGTAGTCAACAAGTCATAAGACAAGCGAGTGTAAGTTGAGTAGTTACCAATTTGTTCTAGCAAACCTGAACCTGTAGGAATTGGTTTACCTGTGATAGCATCTTTCAATTCAACAAGACCATTGTCTTGACGATTGTAGTGAGAATACCAATACATGTGCTCACACTCATTCAACCAAGCTTTTTCAAATTGATACATGAAATAATCCATCCAAAGATTAGTTTCACCGCTATCAGTTTTAAGTTTCATTGACATTGCTCTGTTAGCTGAGTTACCTGCCCATGACATAGACTTACGAATATGTGTCATTTGGTTTTTCACTTTACCAGGAGCAACCATTTTATGCTCAGTACCACGAGATTCTGATTCTGCAACAGCAGCAAACAATTCAATCCAAGCAGTACCTCCAACCAATTCTGAATCAGGACAATAATCAGTAGCTGAACCTGAAGCTAGTTGACAAGTATATTCGTATTGACCATCAATAAAAATAGGATCACCTAGAACACGAGCTTGTAGACCACGACCAGACTGAATAATATATTGACGTTTAATCCAGTTGTCAGTAAAACGAAGTTTAAAAGTTGTGAAACCGATACCAGGAGTAGCACTTGAGTTAATAGAACCAGAAGCTACGCAATCTACTGCTAGACGAGAAGCTTTGAAATCCCTACCCATGATAGGATAAGTGTACTGGATATCTTTCATTTTAGAAACTTTTCCACCTGCTTTTCCAAGGATGTCTGAAGCAACAGCCATAGAAATAGGGAAATTGTTACCATAATCACCCAACATGTAGATAACCTGTGAAGTTAGTTCATCAGGTTTACCATGTCGTTGATTGTAGAAATTGTCTTCATCCAACATTGACTTTGGATCAAAGATCATTTCTTGCATTGTAAGTTTAATAGGAAATCCTTGCATTGTTATAAGGGGTTTTAGTTTTACATTAAATTTGACGTAAATAAAAAAAGGATTTGGAAACAAACCAAACCCTTTTTAACAACTTATTATTATAAATGTTTTTACAATTTTTAACTACCTAATTTCAATTTACTTTTCAATTCTTGATTCCAGTTAGGTTTAGAAGGATGCTCTTTGCTTACTCCTCCACCTGTTGTAGCATCTTTAATATTTGCTCTTAGCTTTTTAGCATTTTCTGTAATAGCTTGTTTTACTACAATATCTTTTAGATTACCATTCTTGTATCTAAAGTACTCTGTTTGTAGTTGCTTATTCAATTTAGCAATATCTTTTTCAAGAGGTACTACTGCATAAAAATTACCATCGCTATACTGTATGTTATTTGCTAGAAAATCGTAGAATCCTTTTTTATCTTTATCATTAATTACAAAATCACCAATTTGACCATTTGTAATTACATCCTCTACAATATTACTAAACGTACCAATTTCATTTTGTTGAATTGCTTTTTCTTGATTAATTCTTTCCAACTCATATTGAAACTCTCTAGACTGTTCTTCTCTTAATCTTTTTAAAGATTCTTGAGCTTCTGTATACAAATCACCAGAATTGTAAATAGTTTTAATAAGTGCTTCAATTCTTTTTTCACTTACTCCTTGCGATTTCATATCTTCTTTTAAAATCGCTTTTTGCATATCTTCATCTTCTTCTACTATTTCAAGATTAGCATAATCAAATACTGTATCTTTATACAATATAGATGGGTCCTGTCCTTCTTGACGTAGAACTAAAGCTTGATATTCTTTAGGATACAATTCAGCAAGTTGTTTTTCAAATTCTTCAATACCTTTATCCCTAAATGCTTTTGCATAAATCAATGCTCCTTCAGGAGATACAGGATCTACATTTCCAAAATCTACTTCAACTGTTTCTCCTGCAAGTTTTTCAAGATCTGACCAAAAAGATTCTTGTTCAGGAACTTCTTCTGTATCTTCCTTTACACTAAGAATTTCTTGCAAAGAAGCTGTTTTTTCTACTTCTTTTTCTTCTTTCTTTTTAGGTTTTTTCTCTTCTACTTCAGTAACTACAGGTGTTTCTTTTGCAGTTTCTGTTGCTACTACTTCTGCTGAAGTAATATCTTGTGCTTCTTCAGCATCATTTACTTCTGTAGTATCAGAAGCAGTACTAATTAAATCTTTCAATGATTTCTGTGTCATAGCTTATTATTTTATTTAACGGTAAAATTAATTATTTATTTGTTTATTTTACTAATTTTTACTTGACTATCAGCTCTATACTTTTCAGCTTCCACTTTCATCTTTGTTTGTTCGTGTTTAAGCTTCATGTCTTTTTCTTTCAAATCAAGTTCGCGTTTATGCAGATCTATTTTAGTTAATTTTTCCATACGATCTGTATAAATCTTTTCTCTATCAATAGCTCTTTTCTGAACTTCGTTAATATCCAAAACATTATTTTTATTTACATCACCGCTTGTATCTCCAGATAATTTAATGTTTTCAAGTTCCATTTTAATATCTCCTTCAATATACGCTATTTGCTCTTCACGGTCGTATTTCAAATTAATTTCTCTTTCTTTAAACAATGCTTGTATTTGAGCTTGTTCTTGTTGCAATGCTAACATTTCTTTTTCATGTTCTTGCTTAGTAACTTGTTCATTTTGAGCTTGTCTTTCTAATTGCTCTTGCTCTTTTCTTTCAATCTCTCTTAATACATGTTTAATCTTTGCAGTATTTTCAGCTTCTAATACTTCTATTGCAGAAGACATTTTACCACCATTTTGTAAATAAGGTTGTATCAAATTTTTCAAAGAATCTAGTTTTTCTTTTTGTTTAGAATTATTTGATACCATAATAGCTAAATCCATATACGAATACAATTCAGGATTAATGTTTATCAACTCTAATCTTCTATCATTTGTATAAGTCAATGATTTATAACCATTTCTATATGCTATCCTCGACAAGTCTAACAAACCTTGCAATTCTCTTTGTAAAAACTCTTCGTGTTTTAAAAACAAATCTTCTGTAATTACTGCTGAAGCGTATGCAGCGTTTGTAGCATTGGTAGCTGTTTCAGATGCAGCTATTTCTCCTAATCGTTGTTGAGAAAAACCAATTGTATCAAAACATTGTTGTCTAATCCAATCTAATAAACGAATCATGCTTTGTATATCTTCATACAATCGCATATCCAATACTTGATACTGATTAAAAGCTCTATCTGCTTGACGATTAGATCTATCAATTAAAGCAAATCCTAATGTGTCTGCATAGTAGAAAAACTTTTCTTCATCCCATTCAGCATCTTGTGGAATAACTGCTTTATCCAACAAAAGAATTTTATCTTTGGATTTAGCAATCATTCTTTCCAACCTATAATTACAAATAATAAATAGTTTTACCCATTCTATCA